GTTTTTTGAATATCCTCTTCAGGCATGGACTCCGCAAGGTTTGAATCAAACTGTGTATTATCTGGTGCCTCCTCTTCAAGAAGACCCATTGCTTCCGCTTCATCTAATTGCTGCTGATCAGTTAATGTAATCTCAGCACCACCATCAGGTGTCGCTGTTACATCCGTTGCATTAGTCGGTATGGGAACCGCAGGTTGCAATTCCTCTTCTAAATCTATTTTCTTTTCAATCGCCATATATCCCCTTATGTGTAATAACGTCTACTTTCTCTATTATAGATCTCTTTCTCTCTCTTGTCAAGCCATGTATCCTTGGTATGGGATACATATCCTCCATTGCGCATCCATATTAAAGCTTGTGAAAGGGTATCCATATAGTCATCATGACTGCCTGTTGGAAAAGTTCGCGCCTCATCTATAACATCCATAGCCCAATCCTTCTTAAAGGGGGCATATACACGCTTATTATGGAATAAAGATGTTACGGAATAGGCCCTGGCTACCTTATCCCTGTCAGGTTGGAACTCAAATATGGGTAATCCCGTCATTCGCAGGTCCTGAATCAAGGATTGGCCCGATGCCTTCTTCTCAATCAGTATGGAATCAGGTTTATGCTCTTCATACTTCTTAACCGCCTTTTCACGCAGTGTTGGGTAGTCCCAACGCCCTCTTTCCGCCCCTAATAGCACCAAATTGGGTATATCAAACCCTGATTTAAAGACTCCCCACGTAGTTACCGCCGAATAATCGGCAGATGTCTTGGTTGAGAAGGCCGTATCCCAGGATTGTATGATATAATCGCATTCAGGCGGGGTAGTATTGTCCCAATTCTGCCACCAATCCAGCTTTATTATATTTCCTTCCTCATTTGTAGGAGTTTGAGAGTATAATGCATCAAATTTAAAGGAAGGTGTGTTGTTTTTAGTGCGAATTATCTCTTCTGTTGTCCAACAAAAGCCATCTTTATGGTCAGATGCAGGCCAAAAGGAGTTTCCCAGCTTTAATTTAGGGTATTTCTTGGATAAATACCCTTGTTTCTTTAAATCCTCATAAGCTTTATCTAAAATCTTTAAGGATTCTGTGGTATTTAAGGCAGGAATACGTATAACTTCCCATTTATCTGCCATAGGAGTGTCATCTTCTAATGATAATAGATGCCCCCCTAAATCATTTTCATGCCAACGTGTCATAACAAGCACTACTTTACCATTAGGCATTAATCTTGTGCGTAAACCAGAAGAATACCATTCATTAAGATTATCTCTTCTAGCTTTTGAATAAGCATCTTGCTCGGATATTGGATCATCTATGATGGCAAGATGGGCACCAAAGCCCGCTATGCCTGAACCAGAACCTGCAGCCAGAAAAGATCCCGCTTCTTTTCCTTTATATTGAAGACCCCAACTATTCGCCGCACGATTATCCTTTCGGATATTAATGCGTGGAAAAATATGCTTATATTGTTCAGTATTAATAATATCACGAATGGCCCGTCCAAAACGTGTCGCCAAGTCATCACTATGTGATACAGCAATTTCCTGCCAATACGGATTGCGCCCAAGCGCCCATGCTGGAAAATACGTAGATACAATTAATGATTTACTCGAACGAGGAGCCACAAAGACCATAAGCCTATCAACTTTATCCGCTTCAATTCTCATGAGCTGATCACATAATAATCTATGATGCGGACCCACGCTGAATGAAGGATTCATCAGCATAATAAATGCTAATAAATCTTTTCTAGATTGTCGTATTGCTAATCTTGTGGCAGCGTTTCTATCCTCTAAGGTGACAGACATATGCTTGATCTCCCCAAATAATCAATTGTTGATATAAATCTTCAATTGGTTTATCTGGATCATATAAGTCTAACCTTGGATGCAGTACCATACTAATATCTCCTGTTAATTTAATTCTAACCACCTAATTTCTTTTTCCATCCGAATCCCACCTTTTGTTGTAAAGGATCTACTTCGGCATAGAAACCTTTATCTTTTAATTTTCCAGCCGTTTCTAAAACTTGTCCACCACCTGGAGCCATTTCAACCCATTTCCCCGCTTTCTCTTTTCCTTTTTTAATCGGAGTCTGCAGAGTTTTATTTATGATGGCCGCGCCGCCAATCGTAAATAAATCCTTGGCCGCGTCCTTTGGATTGTCATAAAGCTTTTTCTGGTTTCCCATTAACGAGAACCTTTTGGAGCAGAACTAGCTTTTTCATCTTTCTTATTTATATCCTTAGACAATTGAGATTTTCTAAGAACATCCTTGAACTTAACTTTTTCTTTTCCAACCAGTTCATGATCAGCATTATATGCTTTTATTTTATCCTTTAAAGTTTGTATCTTAGAACCATAATTACCTTTTTCAACTAAAGATTCTTTATTACCTAAGATTGCATTCATTTGACTAGCAAAAGGAGTTTGTTCATCCAAGAACTTTTGTTCCTTTCTTTCGCCTGCTCCAGTTACTGGTGTACTTTTTCCAGAACCTTTAGGCATTTTTCTAGCTTGACTTAATAATTTTTTAAAATCTTTACCATATCTTTTTTTAAGTCTTTGTATCTCTATCTGATATTGATTTCTGGTTCCATCTTTTGCTTCTTGTTTTACAAGTTTATCTTTATTATCTAATAAATTTCTAAATTTATCCAACTCATTTGTAGCTGGTAATTTTAATGTTACTTCTACCATTATGGTCTCCTATTGTTTCGATGAGCTTGATATTTTTCTGCCTCTTCTCTTCTCTTCCACTTTTCCTCTGGCGTTAAATTCTTCGGATTCCATTCTGGCCCCTTGTAGGGCTCCATACGGAAAAGGTTTTTTCCCTTTTCTTTTAAACCTTCAATCCACTGCTCGTGCCTTTTCTTAAATTCTTTTTCCTTCTTCTTTTTTTCACGTTGTTTTTCATCGGCCAAGGATTCTTGCCTACTTCTCTGTGTTACCATTTCATTTCTCCTTTATTCTTTTGGATATTTTACCCTAGAACCTGAAGACTTTAAATCAGATATTATCTTAGGCAAAGTTTTAGTTCTATATTTATCCTTAGGTTTAAATATTTTTTTTAATGTTTCTGTACCTTTTTTCCAACCCTTTTTAAAATCCGCCTTTAATTCATCTTTAGCTAAAACTGCAGCAGCTGGTATAGCAATCGCTGCAGCTATTTTCGCATCTTTAGCTGCTGTTGATTTCGTAGCCACTTGTTTAATGGGAGCCGCTGAAGTTCCTTTCGGAAGCGTAAACGCCTGGTCATACCCTGGCGTAACTTTTCTTGTTCTTATCGGTGCTCCTCCGCCTTTACCTGCCATGCTAGTCCTCCTTCTTAGGATTCACGTAACCCTGTATGGTCTTGGTGTAAACGCCGTGCGCTGGGCCTTCATACTCTTCAGCCTTTTCAGTCCAGGTAAAGGTGTTATTCTTTCCCTGCTTTGCTTGTGCCGTATACCGAGTACTTGTGTATGGGCCTTCCACGGGTTGTTGTGGTTTTACAGTTTTAATTGCCATTTAGTGTACACTCTCTTTCTTCATTATTAATTTCAAATGCGGCGTGGCGATTTTTTTCAATCGTTCCACGTCACGCTGGATGTCTTCCTCCGAGTTGCCCGTAGCAAAGGCGTTCTTAACCTCCATTTCGGTAAGATTCTTATCGGTCCACATCGCTTGATGTTTGCCAAGGAGTTCCAAGGAGCGGATAGCCGCTTGATAATCGCCCTCCTGCTCAGTCTTTTCGGCGATACGCACTAGGCGGCGCAATATATCATCCGCTTCAATTTTAGTACGCTTTGTTTGGTCGGCCTTGAGTTCTGAGATTCTCTCGGCCACAGCAGGGTTCCGTATGATCGTCCAAGCATTCTTTTTTGCATGTTGTTCTCCATATCCTGCACGTATGGCGGCGCGCACCGCGTTCAAGTCCTTAATGAACTCCAAGCAGAATTGCTCTTGCTGTGCTGTTAACTTGTCGCCTTTTGCCATATGTTAGATTATATAACAAAAGGCATTGCAATGCAAGTATGTTTGGGATATAATGTTAAGTGCATAGCCCCGCGCTATGCGTCTCCTGTAAGAGGGGGAGGATTTTATAAAGCACACATCACACACACATACCACCTATAGTGCTCCTCCCCCCTACACACTTCATGCACATGATTTACACACCCCTTACCTTCAGAAAGCTAGA